GAGCTAATATGTTCCAAGCCGCCGCCACTTCATGCCTTTCATCTCTGTAGCCTTCTAGGTGCTTAAACAGATGACGCAAGGCTGAATCCATATACCTAGAAAGTGGCTGACCTTTTTCCCAATTCCTTTCGTTGTACTTTTTGGCTCCCTCCTCCAACTGCCTAGCCACCATGTAGATGGCATGGCACATAAGGAGGTCATAACGACCCTTACCATCGCGTGTGTCGCGCTGGGAGCCTGTGTCAAAACGCTGGCGCTCCCCGCTGTCCTTTACAGGGCAATCGTTGTTTACGGTTTCCATAAAGCTACTTTTTGGGTTTTGCTGTTAAACTCCCCGTGCCGTAGGATACGAGCGCACCTAGCCTGAACAAGCGCCTCTGCTTCGCCAAAACCGGCCTTGGCAAAAGCGGCTACGACCTTGGGCCATGCTTGTTCTACCCCCAAAAAGCCGTCAAGAATGTCGGCGGCTTTCTTAGGTCCAATCCCCGGACACCCCGGGTAGCCGTCCGCCTGATCGCCTGTGAGGGTTTGCACAAGAAAGTTGTAGTCAGCCTTAAGATCAGAGGTTTCCACAGTCTTATCCTCGGGGCTATTCCAGTTATAGGAAAGTCCGGGGATCGTGTTAAAGTCCTTGTCCAAGCTAACTATGACCTTTTCCACTCCCTTCTCCGGGGTGGTGGCCCAGACTCCAATAATGTCATCAGCCTCAAGGATATGACACCAGCGTGCCTTGTGGTTGTAAACAAGGTGTTCTTTTACCTCGCCCAAAACCATCGGCTTGCGCTGTGATTTGCGGTGCTCCTTGTAAGGTGGATAGATGACCTTGCGAAAGTTCTCCGGGCCGGACACGGCCACCAGAATTTCGTCCGCCTCTACCTCCTCCTGTAAATCCGCTAGGAACACGTCCACCTTCTGTTTCGCTTCCTTCGCATCAGCGTGAAGCGTCCATATATCGTCACCCCAATTTGTTGGGACCTCGGTGTTAGCCGACTGCTGGTAGGCCACAATGTCCCCGTCCACCATTGCTACTCTTTTCATTTGTATACCTCCCTTTTTAGTTTTGTTATTTGTCGTTTAATTGCTTCACGGCGGGCTTTCCCAGCTTGATAGAAGTTAAGCGCCAACTGGATTTGGCGTTTTTTCTCACGGCTAAATGGGTAAACGCACGCCAAGAATCTAAGTGCTTGGTTGCCATAAACCCGCCATTGATAAGACGGACGCCACTTTGGTTTGTTTTTGAAATGAAACCGTCTAATAGCGCCACCAAAGCGCTTGTGGACGTCACGAAGAATGCTTGGATAGCACGAATGAATTTGGGCCATAACCGAACCTTCTGCTTCGATTCTGACCATCCCTTCTCCGTCGAAGTATCCAGCCAAGTAACTCTCATCCCATTCCCTCCTTTGCATTAGTGTGTTTCGGCCCAATTAGGGCCTATTCTGTATTCGCCGTCCAAAGGACAACGAAAGTTGAAGGAGCGTCCAGCCGCTCGGATGGATTCAACGCATACCTTCCCGACCTCTTCGGCTATGTCAGCCCGGGCCTCAATTTGCATCTCATCGTGGATATGTGCCACGAGTGCATAATCGGGGCCGAACTTGTAGCCGAGCTTGTCCATAGCCACCACAAAGTGGATGGTCGCCATCTTCATAACCAGCGCACCCGCTGATTGAAGAAGAGTGTTCAAAGCCGCGTGTTGACTACGTATCGGCAGTTGGCGCCCGTCGAGACCGTTGAGGTGGCCCTTTGACCGCACAGCCCTCTCAACTTCTTCACGTAGGCGTTTAAGGGCAGGGGTTTTGTTGAGGAACTCTTGCTTGATCCTCCGCCCTTCGTCTTGCCCTTTGCCGATGATGTTGCCGATCTTTTCGTCACCCGCGCCGTATAAAAATGCGTAGATGAACGTCTTGGCATTGTCTCTTGTTGGTAGTCCAGCGGCCTTCTGGTTGACCGTGTGGATGTCGCCTTTGGTGAGCTCGTTGGCGTAGGCCCCGTCATCGAAGCGAGCCATGAAGTGGGCGAGACAGCGAAGCTCCAACCCTGAAGCATCACATCCAACCAGCTTTCTTTCAGGCGGTGCAATAAATAGTTCACGACACTCCTTTCCGTATTCGCTCCCCACCCGGGGAACTTGGGCCATGTTCGGTTTTGAATGGGTGCATCGGCCCGTGACGGCGCCATTCGTTGTGACTCTGCCGTGGATGCGACCATCTTCCTTGGTCATCTTCATCCACGCCTCCTTGCCCTCGGCAAGTTGGCCGATCCGCTTTTGGATCAGGAGATATTCGAGGAGGGGTTTGGCCTCTGCATAGCCCAGCTTTGCAAGAGCCGAGAGCACCGCTTCGTCAACCTTGGGCCTCCCGTCAGGAGTGTATTCAGTCGGCTTCCATCCGTACTTTTTGATGAAGCGTTCTGCAATTTCCTCCCGGCTTCCGGGGTTGAATGGGATTTCTTTTTCTTTCGCTTTCCCATCGGTGATCTTAGCCAGCGCTACCTTTTGGGTTGTCTTCTTGGCCTTGGCCCAAGCCTTGGCGGCTACGGTGGCCTCTGCCTTTGTATTGTAAGTCTTGCCCTCAAACTCATAAGTGCAAGTCTTCATCGTCTCCACGGTCGGGCTAAACACCCTACGCATCTCGCTCTCAAGCTCGATACGCCGCTTGGCAAGGGTCACGTAAAGCCCGTTGGCTTTCTCCTTGTCAAACAGGATGCCGTGGCGCTCCTGAAGCATGATGATCCCGGCAAAGCCCTGCTCAAGAGAGATAGCCTTGGTTGAGTAGTTCTTCTGGGTGATCATCCGATAGAGCTTGGCTGTGACTGCCACGTCCTGAACGCAGTAGTCCTCCATGCTCGGGGACCAAACCGAGAAGTCGCCATCGACCTCCTTGAAGTCGCCCTTGAGCATCCCGATACGATGCCCCCACGCCTTCAGGCTATGGGAGCCAATCAGGTTCCTCGGAAAATCGGGGCGGCTGTTGATCTTTCCGAAGTCGATCTCCTTGAGGTCAGGCCATATCAGGCGGGTGCACACGATGGTGTCCACAACCTGAGACTTGGGCGCCCTGCCGTAGAGCTTGTCTATAACGGGGAGGTCGAAGCCAATAATGTTGTGTCCAACAATGCAAGCGTCCGGGCCAGCCTCAAGAAGGCGATTGACGCCCTCCTCAACTGACTTCCCCGTAGGCTGATGGTTGTAGCGGGTGGTTTCTCCTGTCTCGAGCTCGTGGATGACAAGGCAATGAATGGTGTCTGTCTTGTCCAGTAGCCCGTTAGATTCCAAGTCAAAGATAAGGGTTTTCATTGTAGCTCCTCGGGGATTTCCACCGGGGGCTGACCGCTATCCTTGAGCCTTCCTGTAAGCTGGTTGTATTCTAGCCGACAAGCCAGCCCTGTCTCGCCCGTGTACCGATTCTTCAGCACGCGAACGAGGGTGAAGTTTTTTTGTGTTTCGTCCTGTTGGTTGCGCTCCAATCCCAGAACGATGTCCGAGAGTTGGGCGATGCCAGCGGAACCGCGAAGCTGGGACAGACTTGTAGTCGCCCCCTCTTCGTGCCCCCTACCTTCTGGTCTTTTTAGATGACTGACTAATATGAGCCCAATCTTGAGCTCCTCCACAATCGAGCGCAGACGGGTCATAGTATTGTCGATGAGACGGCGCTCATCTCCTTCGCCCATTCCCGAAACCACAATCGAAAGGTGGTCCAAGATGATCCACCCGCACCCGCACCCTTTGACCATGTAGCGAATACGGTTGATCAGGTTGTCAGAATCGAGGGACCCGAAGTGATCGTAGGTGAAGAAGCGGCCAGTTGAGAGGCACGCATCATACGCCTTCTTTATCTCATCCTGAGGCACCTCCTTGAGGCGAAGGTGAAGCGGAGTGCTCATCTCGATACCGAGGATGCCCAAAGCTGTCCGCCTGACGCTTTCCTCTAGCGCGATGTAGCCCACGGTCTGTCCGTTGGTCAGAAGCCAATGGCAAACCTCGCGGCAGATTTGGCTTTTGCCAATACCGCTCCCAGCCGTGATGGTCACGAGCTCGCCTTTGCGAAGCCCGTGGGTCATCGCCGTCAGGCCTTCAAAAGGGTATGGAACGGCTTCATGCTGGTCCACCTTGGTGATGTAATCCCAGAGGTCCACCCCACCGACGATGCCATCCGGGCGGTAGTCCTTGGCCCTCCACATAGCCTCGATGAGCTCGCCTCCACGCTCGGCAACAAGCATATCGTTGGCGTCCTTCAGAGGCAGGGCGGCAATCTTGGCCTTGCGGGGGCTCATCAGCGCCGCACATTCCTGAGCCGCCTTCCTCCCGGGCTCGTCGTTGTCGAACATGAACACCACAGTCTCGAACTGCTCTAGCCACTCGAGACTGCGGGCAACGGCCTTGGCCGCGCTCTGTGCCCCGTTGGGAACGCTGACCACGGGCCATTTGTGATTTTGAACTTGGCTAAGGGAGAGAGCGTCTATCTCGCCTTCTGTAACCGTGACCATCTTGTAGGAGCCCTTCCAAAGGTGCATCCCGTAGAGGCCCATACGATGGGCGTCCCCGATGATCTTGAAGTCCTTGTTAGGAAACCTAACCTTTTGAGCGATCACGTTCCCTTCGTTGTCTTTGTAGTTTGCGATCTGTACAGGGCGCCCGAAGTACTGACCAACTCGGTAGTCCCACTTCTGGCACGTTTCCTCGGTAAGGCATCGCTTACTAAGGCCTGTGATCTCACCCTCTAAATATCCTTCTACTTGCACCTTTTCCTTTCTCAGCGTCGGTTGCCCGTCGCCGTGTTCGTAGTTTTCACAACTGAAACAATAAGCATGGCCGTCGCTATAACGAGACAGAGCATCGCTAGAGCCGCACTTAGGGCACGGCTCATGCTGTATGAAATTGGACGTTAGCTCCATTGTTACCTCCGCTGTTCACAATCTCGACACCCAATAAAAACAAACGCTCTCCGTCTTTGTAATCAGCGGTGTATGGAATTGGGGCCTGTTCTTCTAAATCTTTTTCTAGCTCTTTGAACTCAACTGTTGGCAACCCAATCTTTTTCGGCTTTGTCCCGAACCTTCCCTCGAACTTGTTTAGAAACTCCGCGTAATCCTTGTATTTCAATTTCTGTGCCCTCCTTGATCCAATCAGCGGGAATCCTCCCGCCGTCAGAGAAAGGGAAACCATGTTTGGTGGCCCAATCTCCGTATGTTGTTTTGCTTTTCTTGTTAAGACGATTTCTGGCGTTCTGAAACACCAGACGAATATCCAGCCCCGGGTTATTGGCTTTTACCGCAAGAAGTTTGGATCGGTCCTCTGGACGGAACCAGCCTTTAGCCTCAAGGATGACCCCAGCGGGAAGGATAAAATCGGGTGTGTACCGACACTCCCTCACGTAGGGAAAGCTGATGCTTTCGTATCCAAACTGCACCCCACCCCTTGTGAGGTGGGATGCAATTTGAACTTCGAGCTTCGAGCGATATTTAGAAGTCAGCATTAGCCTCAGCAGGGGCCGTTGCTTTCTTCTCAAAGATGTCGTCAGAGAAACTTTCGCCTCCCGAAACGAAACCTTCCTCTTCAGAAGTGAACCCATAATTATCAGTCTGCATGGGGCCACCCGGGGCTTTGAGGTCAAGCACCTGAACCGCTCGGCAACGGAGCGAACAACCAACTCCTAGCGCCGGGGTGTACCAAGGAAACACGTCCGCCGCCACACGAATGGTTGATCCTCCTCCAACGCGCTCTTCAATCGGCTTGTTTTTGGAGTCAAACAAAGCAGGGCGCTGTTCCCACTCTTTTCCGCTCTTTCGGCTTTTTACCTTAGCCGCAAGCGCAAACTTAATGCGAATGTGCCCGGTCTCGTTGCCCTCTTTGTCCGTGTCCTTTTTGATCGGCAGAGGGGCCATTTTAAGCTCTTTCTTTTTGAGAAGAGCGCATTGCTCCTTGTAGTAATTTTTTACAATTTCCTTCACCTTCGCGGCAAACTCGTTGGCTTCCTCCGGGGAAACCAAAAGATTGACCGAGTACTCGCCCTCTGGCTTGAACTTGGTGTCGGGTTCGTTGAGTTTCGGATACGAGGCTACGCCCTTCGGGCTAATAAGCCTCACGCTTCTATCGCTCATATTCCTTCCTTCCTTTCTTGGTGTTCCTCCCGCGTTAACTCCGGGGAGGTTTTGGTTTGACTAGCCAAAAGTGTAGGGGGCCCGCTCAATTTGACAAGGGTCAAAAAAGCCCATTTGAAAAGCAGAAGATTCTCTAATACCGCTATTAGAATTGCTTATGCTGTCGTAAAAAAGGTCTAAATTATTTTTTCTAAAAACCTTTACAAAAGCGCTTCGAACAACTTTTGTTAACTCATCCATATAATTGGCATGGGAGCCGTAGCAATCGTGAATAGCTACTCCATGTTTGGAAAACTCTGAAAAAGACAGATGAACAATCGAGGAGTCCAGCGAATGAATAAAATTGGGTGCCACACTCCCTGACTGCTTTTCGCAATCAACTTTTTTAGGGTCTTCTTCCAGCAACCGAAAATATCGGTATTTCCCGGCCAAGCACGTTTTTACCTCAACCCCTTTAGCCTTCATGTAGGGCTGGACAACAGGAAACCCGCTAGGGGAAACCCACGAAAGATTTTGATTGGCTTTAGCCGCTGGTCGCGCAACCGAGGCCATCCAAGTCATGCACTCAGACGCTTTGGGCAAAAGCTCCTCCACAATTTGCTGAACAGTTGTCGCGTAATAGCGTGTCATCCCCCAGAATTGTTTGATTTCTGCTCGAGGGTCAATTTTAGCTAAACGAAGCCTTACCCACTCCTCGGCGTTGCGCTGGATGCTGTAGGTAGTCCCACCGTACGGGATTGTCATCACGGCTGGTTTGGTAAGCGAGCGGTCTGGTTGAAGCTGTAGCCACAACCGGGCTACATCAGTATTGTCGGCTCTGCACTTTTCAATAAAAGAGTCGCAAACTAAGGTATATACATCGTAGAGCCGGGGTGTTTCGGTCAAGTTTGTTAAGCGTGCGCTGTTTTCATCCCCGGTAAGAAGAGACAAAACTTGAAGACCTGATGAGGTGCAGTCTACAGTTATGGGGAGGCGGCACTTGTAGTTGTCGATTTGAGCGTGGTTGCGAAATTCTATACACCACCGAAGAAACTGCCATTTGTTCTTTGCTTCTTGCCACCATCTGCATCCATACGGGTCGTTGGCGCTCGCTACTATAACGCTAATATGGTGGTCCACCCACTCGCACCGCTCTGAATGGCTAATTTTATCTTTGCCAAAAAGGTTGGCTCCAAAGATTTGAAACCAGAAGTAACCCCGGTCTGTAAGGACCTCGCCATCCGCAAACTCTAAAAGGGCCCGAGCGTAATCGCTACCCTGAGGGTTTAGATGCCCCGGGAGGTAATAACAACGCCCACGAA